ACTAGGAACTTAATCAGTTATTTTTCACCTATCGGCTTGACAAGCTAATTACTGTAGTGTATTATATTACATTACGGAGTTATCTATGGATGAAAGAATTGAAAAAGCGTTTGCTGTAGCCAATTACATGTCTACGTTGAGCAATCAAAGACGAATAATTTTAGAAGAATACCAGCAAAAATTAGTTTATTATGTTAACGGTGCTACCTTTAAAATCACACCAGAACTAATTAATTTTGCAAAAACAGCACTGGACCTAGGTCATACTACAGATGTAGCATTTGTAGATTCTAATAATTTCCCATTAATTGTAGCAGATGTTCAAGAATTTTTTGATAATATCGTTGAGATATACTTTTCATCTACAAATGAGTATGCAGTCAAGTACGCAGATTTAAAAAGCAAAAGAAAAATTTCTGATATAGTTGAGTTATGACAACTGGCGCAGTAATCTTTTCTCAAAACAATTCTAATATTGACTACACTAAACTGGCAATATTTGCCGCCAGCAGGGTTGAAAAATATCTAGATATTCCTGTAAGTCTTATCACAGACAATAAAGATTGGCTTTTGAAAGCATACCCAGATCATAAATTTGATCAAGTGATTGAAATACCTTACGTTGAAGCTAATCAAAGACGAACATTTTATGATGGCAGCCTTGCAAGCAAGATGCTCGAATGGCGAAATTTGTCAAGAAGTCAAGTGTATGATTTAACTCCATATGATAGAACATTAGTTATAGACAGTGATTATATAATTAATTCTTCTATTTTAAAACCAGCCTTAGATAATCAATACGATTTTCAAATTTATCATAACAGTTTTGATTTGACTGGTAACAGAGATGTAGGCGCATTTAATCGAATCAATGAATATTCAGTTCCTTTTTATTGGGCTACAGTTTTTATCTTTAATAAAAATTCTATAATGCAATGTTTTTTTGATCTTGTAGAATATATTAAATCTAATTGGATTTATTTTAGAACACTGTATGGAATAGATGCACCTGTATATAGAAATGATGTTGCATTTAGTATTGCCATCCACATAATGAACGGAAAAACAAATGGAGAGTTTACAGTAGAGCTTCCCGGAAAAATGATATTTTCAGCAGATAGAGATATCTTAATTAGTACAGACAATGATAAGATGAAATTTCTAATTGAAAAGAAAGATTTTTATGGAGAGTATACTCTGGCTAAAACTACTGGACTAGATGTACATGTAATGAATAAATTTAGTCTTAGTCGATATATTGACGGAGGCAATGGTGTCTAAAGGATTTTTAATTTTTGCACAAAATACCGACATTGATTATGTCAAACAAGCCTACGCATTAGCGTTAAGTATTAAACACAGCCAGCCGACTATCAATAATGTTTCTTTGGTAACAAATAGTGTTGTACCTGAAAAATATCGTAAAGTATTTGACCAAATAATTCCTATTCCTTGGTTTAAGGCAGATGGAAACAGTCCGCTTGCGGCAGAACATCGCTGGCAATTATATCATGCAAGTCCCTATTCTGAAACCATTGTGTTAGATGCTGACATGTTGTTGTTAGAAGACATTGCCAGTTGGTGGGATTATTGTTCTCCTTATGATGTTAAATTTTGTTCAAAGATTAATAATTATAAGTTAGAAAATATACTAGTTGATACATTTCATAGAAAAACATTTATTGCAAATAAATTAACTAACCCTTATTTTGCCCTACACTATTTTAAAAAGGGTGATAAGGCACATGAATTTTATAAAGTATTGGAATTTGTAATTAATAATTGGGAATGGTGTAACACAAAATTTGCACCAGAGCTATACCAGGAATGGCCCAGTATGGATCTAGCAACAGCTATTGCTATAGAAATCACAGGAACTCATGACGAGGTGATTGACAACTGTAGTCCGTTATCGTTTATTCATATGAAGATACCACTGCAAGGATGGACTATGATGTCTAATAGTTGGCAAGATACTGTACCGTTCGTGTTGAACTCAAAAGGTGAATTAATAGTTGGCAATATTAAACAGACTAAGTTATTCCATTACGTAGAAAAGAATTTTATAACATCTGATATATTAACACGATTGGAGAATTTAAATGCCTCGTAAAAAATATGTTCCGCCAGCTCCTATCGTAATGAAATTTTATCTGCATTACGATAAAGATACAGGCATTTTAAAAAGTATATCTAATGATGTATCGTATCACGGATACAGTAATTTTGAAATATCAGCTGGCGACTATAAATTGTTTATCGAAGGAGTTAAACGTCCTCAAGACTATTTAATTTTAAGTAATAACGATGAAATTACTCTAGTAAAGGTAATAGATCAATCTTACGAATTTAAAAATAAAATGTTTGAGTGGATTAATATGCCACCTACTACTGATACAGAAGTTACAGTCGAATGGATTAAGTCTACAAGGCATTGGAAATTTTCTTTATCTGATTCTGCTAAATCATCTGTACTTCCAGATTCGAACACTGTAATATTATTTTTTATAACGTTAGCAGATGATTTTGACTTCTTAATAAGAAGTATTGCACTTAATATAAATGAGCTAGCTATAAAGGATTTGTACGTTCCTTTTAGATACGATATTGAAGATCAAATAGCTAAAATATCAATGTCTACAAAACTACATTTTAAAAGTTACGGATTGATTATAAATGATTAAAGTTATAGAACAAGATATTATATTTCTCAGCTACGATGAACCCAACGCTGAAAAAAACTATGCAGACTTATGCAACAAAGTACCTTGGGCAAAGCGTGTGCATGGTGTTAAAGGTAGCGATGCCGCACACAAGGCATGCGCCGCACTAAGTGAAACAGAATACTTTGTTACAGTAGATGCAGATAATATTGTAGACCCTAAATTCTTAGAAGTTGAAATTGATATTGATGCTCTCGGATTGACACCGGATCATGTGTTCAGCTGGTGCGGCAAAGTTCATGTTAATGGATTAATGTACGGCAATGGCGGCTTAAAATTATGGACACGTAAATTTGTCAACAATATGAAGACTCATGAAAACTCAGATCCCGATGATACTAAGGGACTAGTAGAGTTTTGTTTTGACGATAAGTACTATCAATTCAACGAAAATTTCAGTGAAAGTTTTACCAATGCAACTCCATTCCAAGCATGGAGAGCAGGCTTCCGTGAAGGCGTAAAGATGTCATTAGATCAAGGTGCTAAGGTAGAAAAACTACAAACTGTTTGGTGGCAAAATTATCATAGATTACTCATATGGGCAAGTGTGGGTGCTGATGTAGAAAATGGAATTTGGTCAATTCTTGGAGCTAGAGAAGGAGCCTATTTGACCAATTGTACAGATTGGGATTATAGCAATGTACGTGATTTTGAATACTTAACAAAACGTTGGTTAGATAATCATGAAGGATCAGATCCAGAAAAGACCACTGCTTATATTAATTTTTTAGGCGATGAACTTAGAGAAAAATGCGAACTAGAAATTAGTAATTTGGATCCGTCCGGTAGCAAATTTTTTAAAACTGTTTATAGCAACACCCCGAGAATAATACGTAAACGCAATGTATGATATTTTCTTTATTTCTAATAAGTTAAATGACAAAAACTTTTCTGTTTTAAAAGAAAGATTTCCATTGGCTAGGCAAGTTTCATCATTTGATGATGCTAAAAAGAAATCTTTTACCAAATTCTTTTGGATAGTTTGGCCTGATTTAATAGTCAATGACGACTTTAATTTTGATTATCAAGTTCCAGAATGGGATAAAGACTATATTCACGTATTTAAAAATAACGAATTCTATGACGGAATAATACTGTTTCCAAAATCAAAATCTGTATCTAAAAAAGAAATTGATTATAGATTTTTTGTTAATAAAAAAGAAATAGATGTACAAGCAAGTACACCTGCACAATATGATATTTTTAATATTAGTACCTTTGAAGAATATCAATCAGCAATGGAGACAGCTACTACTGATCTATTTTGGGTTATCCCGCACGAAGTAGAACCGTTAGATGATTTTAAATTCGATTTATATTTTAGTCATCATAATATGCAAGAACGAAATATGAATCACGTGTTTAAAAATGTCGACGTAGATGAAAACAAATATAACGGAATAATGCTTTTATCAAAATTTAAGCCTCTTGCAAAGAGAGAATTTAATTTTAGATTCCCAGTCAATAAAAAAGAATACCCTGTTGTTGCTAGTAAGTTAAAACCTTATGACATTGTTTTTATCAGTTATAACGAAAAAAATGCAGACGATAATTGGAACAAATTAATATCAAAATTTCCTAGAGCCCAGAGAGTTCATGGAGTTAAAGGAATACATAATGCTCACATTGCCGCCGCTAAATTAACAACTACTCCGATGTTTTGGGTAGTAGATGGTGATGCTGTTATTAAAGACTCTTTTGATTTTAGCTTGCTATTGCATCATTGGGATAGAGATACTGTATATGTATGGCGCAGTCAAAATCCAATTAATAACTTAGAATATGGTTACGGTGGTGTTAAATTGCTACCTAGGAATCTTACTTTAAATATGGATGTTAATAGTGTGGACATGACTACTAGCATTAGCACTAAATTTAAAGCAATGGACCAAGTAAGTAACATTACAGCATTTAATACAGATGCATTTAGTACTTGGCGTTCAGCTTTTAGAGAGTGTTGTAAACTAGCAGTAATTAACAATGAGGAGGCATTGGCTAGATTACACTTTTGGTGTCAATTAAATACCTATGTTCCATTCGGTAGCTATGCTTACATGGGTGCTATTCAAGGTCGTCAATACGGTGAAAAAAATGCCTCCAATCCGGAGGCACTGGCCAAGATAAATGACTTTATTTGGCTACAAGATCTTTGGCAAGAGGAAAAATCTCAGCTATCACTTTAGCACAAGCAATAGCAACTTCCTGGTGCTCTTTCTGTGTACCATTTGCACTACGTAATTCAATAAAATGAATCCAACTGCGTAGTGTGCCGTTCATATATAACCGACTTTCAATAAGTCCTTCCGGCAGAACAGCACGAGCTTGTTCTTTGGCAATACCTTTTTCAATGGCCCACGTATAAGCATCACGTGATTGTTTAATTACTAACTCTTGCATTCTTTCCCATTGATATGCTAAAAACCGATCTTCATCGTTATTATGCACATCTAACTCTATGCTATTTTGTCTATTTTTTGTGTCTTGCTTTCTAGCATCTCGCAATACAAACGACAAGTCTTTAGTAGGGTCAGCATATCGCTGACTGAACTCTTGGAAACTGAAGCTTCTATGTCTAAGGATCTGTCGGGCAATGTCTCTGGTAGTGGTGATTTCAATACAGGCACTGACCATTTCGAGTGGGCTCCAGTGTTGGTGTTTGACCAAGTATCGGATGAGTTTGTCTGACGTCTCTGTGTTAAGCTGATTCGATGGATTGGACACACGGGCGCAATAGGCAATGAGTTCTTGGGCGTCATCAATTCCCATGCTTGCAAATTCTTCGGTTGGCTGGCTGAAACTAAGTAGTCTAACATCCATTATTTATAACTTCTTTTTCTTTAAAAATTGTTGAGTCAGCTTCTCCATGTCCTTACGCACACGTTCTGTATCTAACTTAAAGTCAACATTATCGATATTGTCTTCATAGTTTTTACAAACTTCTGCTAAGTTCTTTTCAAAAGAAGCCCAACCCTCTCGTTTGGTTTTTGCTGTTATTTTTATTTCCCAAGATTTTCCGTCTTTAAAATTGACCAGAACGGCGTGGAGATACCTAAGAGGTAACACATTTAAGCGCACATCACCGAATACTTCTGGCCAATGTTCAACAACGTCCTTGGGAAGATGTCTTCCCATTTGCGTCATTTAACTGTTTTTTTCTTGGCGGTAGGTACCAATTCTTCTGCTTTACGTCTCATTGCGGCAGCTTCTTTGGCTAACTTGTCAGCTTGGCTACGATAGAACTTTGCTTGATCTTCTGGAGTAGCATCGGCACTAGGTGCAGTCGCTTCTACAGTTGCAGTTGGCGTAGCTTCTACTTTAGCTTCTACTTTCTTTTCTTCTGGCTTGTCACTAGGTTTATCTTTCAATGACAAATCATCTACAGCAACACCGCGCTGTTCAGCAATAATTTGATTAAGTTCTGATAACGGAATTGAAAATCCTGATGTAGGAGTCATTTCAATACTAGCTGTTGGAGCCTTAATTAATCTTCCTGAAGCATGTAATGCTGGTAGCATTGTTGCGCCATCTGGGAATTGTGTACGAGCCATTGCTTCTGCAAATTCATACGCTTCTTGTCCAGCTGAACTTTCTACTAGATTGATCAATGCGTCATGATAGATATCTGGTAAATTTTCTGTTGGAACAATAAGACATTCGTGTGCTTCTCCGGGCAGTGTGCGATATGCCACTAAGCATTTCTTTTTAGTGGAAATAACACGGCCGACGTGTTTGAGTTCGGCCATATTATTCTCCGGTAGCTGGTGCTGTTGGTGCAGGTGCAGGTGCGGCAGCTGGTTGAGCTGGTTGTTGTGCGGCTACTGTATCTAAGAATGTTGTTAACTTAGTATAAGTTTGACCTACTGCAACCATTTCATTTGGCTTAAATGCACCACGTGAACTAGCGATGTCAATAATAACCTTAAGTGCGTTAAGATCGTTAATTGTTAGATCGGCGGGCGTTTGTGCATTTGGATCTTGTTGTACTGTATCTACCATGATATCTCCTTAATGTGTAATATACGTATATAATTATCTTTGTTGTAAATACGGACAGGCAATCGTGAAGAAACTGAGTTCTTTTTCACTTTCAAAACCAACAGTAGTTGTATACACTATTGTGTTGGTGTTATCTAAAGCAATACTTTGCCCTATGTAATACCTATTATTTAAGTTATGTCTTATCCATTCATCGATAGATTTGACGTAAGGAGGATTATACTTTTCTAAAGTAGTATACTTAAAATGAGGAGCGGCAAACTCAACCCTACGCAAATCGAAATAGTTTAGAGGATTGGGTTTGCCTGTTTTTAATGCCATTATGCTGATTCCGTAGCAAACTGGTAATAAGCATATTCTCCAAATGGTGGAACAATTTTGTCATTACCGTGAATAATGAATACTGTATCACAATAGTCTTCATCACCCCAACTGCCCCAAGGATATCCATCTGTAAACATGATAAACTTCTTAGGTTGAATATCATTTTCCTTCATGTAATTCCAGTTGGCATCGAACTCAGTGCCACCACCGCCCATTGGCTCGTACTCATCAAACTCGTCAATGTTGTAACCGTCAAAGTCTGCTTCGTTATAGACTTTGGTATCAAAGCACCATACTTTAATTTTAAAGTCTTTATACTCTTGCATGATGCCTTTGATTTCTGTTAAGAAGTCTTTGGCTTGCTCGTCTCCGATGGAACCTGACATGTCAATTGCCACACAGATGTCAATTG